AAGAAAAGAAAGACCGAGTTGATGATGCACTTCATGCTACAAGAGCAGCAATTGACGAAGGTGTTGTGTCAGGTGGAGGTGTTTCAATTATTCATGTTGGTGGTCTTAATGAAACTGAAATGAATGAGAAAAAAGATAGAGTTGATGATGCCTTACATGCTACTAAAGCAGCACAAGAAGAAGGAATTGTTCCAGGAGGAGGTGCAGCTTTATTATATGCTAGAGAATCTATAACTAAAGATAATATTGGTGCAGAAATAGTTTATACATCATGTGGTAAACCATTTGAACAAATACTTATAAACGCGGGACATGATTCAGTACAATCTCAAATGTTAGGCAGATATAAATTAGTTGAGAGTGGAAATGATACATGGGCTGGTTATAATATCAAGACTGATAAAGTAGTTGATATGAAAGAAGCTGGTATTATTGATCCAACTAAAGTAACTAGAGTTGCATTAGAAAATGCAGCCGCAGTAGCAGGTACAGTATTACTTACAGAATGTATAGTAGTAAATGAACCTAAAGAAGATAAACCACAAATGCAAATGGACCCTTCAATGATGGGAATGTAATATGGAAACAGTAATTAATGAACATAATGAGTTGATCGCAACAAGAGTACCACCTGGAGACAGGTGGAAACTCGTTGCTGATCCTAAAAAACAAGTATATCCTACTTTAACTGAAACTTTAGAAGCATATTTACACAAAACTGGATTTAAAGGTGAATATAGATTAGATCCTATGGGAAGTAAATTATATGCAATTCATGCAACTGAAGAAGAAGTAAAACCAAAAGAAGAAAAAATGTATTCTTTATATGGTGAATTTAGGCAAGGAGTTTAAGCTTGGAAAATTAAATAATATTTTGTATATTTAGGTTATGAAAGATCACGGATTATTAGTAGAAAAATATCGCCCTACAAACATAGATAATTATGTAGGTAATGAAAGTATTAAAAAATCAATATCAAATTATATTAGTCAAAATGATATTCAAAATTTAATATTTTATGGACCAGCAGGAACTGGAAAAACAACATTAGCAAAATTAATTGTTAAAAATATAGAATGTGACCACATTTATATTAATGCTTCTGATGAAAGAGGTATTGAAACAATTAGAGATAAAGTATCAGGATTTGCTAGTGTAATGTCATTTAAACCACTCAAGGTTGTTATATTAGATGAAGCAGATTTTCTAACTATACAAGCACAGGCATCTTTAAGGAATGTAATTGAAACGTTTTCAAGAACTACACGTTTTATTTTAACTTGTAATTTTATTGAACGTATTATAGATCCTTTACAATCAAGGTGCCAAACATTAAAAATTATACCACCAAGTAAATTAGATGTAGTAAATCATTTAATGAAAGTTATACAAAAAGAAGGTATAAAATGTAGTGTTAGTGACCTAGAAACAATTACTAATAATAACTACCCTGACGTTCGTAAGATGCTTAATACAATACAAGTATCCACGCAAGGTAACCACTTAAAATTAGATAAAGATGCATTAGTTTCTAATAACTATATGAGTAAAGTAGTAAAAGAATTATCTAAATCATCTCCTAAATTTAACGAAATAAGACAAATAATAGCTAACGCTAATGTTAAAGATTTTGAAGTATTTTATCGATTTTTATTTGATAATGCTTCGGATTTTGCTCCTGGAAAAGAAGGCACAGTAGCAATACATATAAATGAATACAGCTTTCAGTCTAATTTTAGGATTGATAAAGAAATAAACTGTATGGCCTTAATAAAACAATTAATTAATATTTAAATTTAAAAAAATGAGTAACAACCCAGTAGGACAACCAAACGTAAAGTTAGAAGATACAACTTCATTTACAACACCAGAAGGAAATAAAATTTTTCAACAAGGTGTATTAATACGTAGTGTATCAAAATTTGTAGCAGGAACTGATGAAGATGCGGTTATGCCAATCCCAGTATTTTTCTGCCCAGATACTAAAAAAATAGTAGGATTAACATTACCACCTGAAATTAGAGATGAGTATAAAGATGATTTAATTTAAGAAATATGCATCATGAACCCATGCATTTTATATATGAGACTAAAACCCTCCACTCTGAGTTATTTATTGGAAAAAGATGGTTAGAAATAGGATCTGGAAATTGTTTCCCAAAAGCTAAATCTCATTCCAAAGATTGTGAATGGGTTGGAGTTGATATAGAAAAAGGTGATGGTGTTGACGTTGTATCTTTAGGACATCTTTATAAAAGTAACCAATTATTTGATGTAGTATGTGCTTTTGAAGTATTTGAACATGATCCTTATATTGATTTAACAGTTACTAATATGATAGAACATTTAAAACCAGGTGGATTATTTATGATGACCTGTGCATATTTAGGAAGAAAAGAACATGGTACTTCAAGATCACACCCAGTAGCAATGCCATTTACACAAGAAATGGATCGTTGGAAGGATTTTTATAGAAATAGAACTCCTGAGGATTTTAGAAAAATACCTATGTTTAAGGAATTAATAAATGGGTATTGGGTAATAAATGAACTTTCAAAAGATCTCTATTATAGAGGGTGGAAAAGATAGAATATATGACAGTATTTGATTGGTTAAATGAAATAACAGTTAAGAAAACATCACCTAATGATTTTTCACAAAGTGATTGGGATGATTGGAATTCTTACATGGTACATAGATTTTTATCTATGAATATTAGTTATATTGATATAGTCAATTATGTACAAAATATAAATCCTCAAAATAAAAAAGAAATTTATACTATTTATAGAGAAATGATTCCTCAAAAAAAAGTATGGAATAAATATATTAAGAACCAAAATAAAAAAGATTCAAAAGAACTATCCAATATCATTGCTAGTAAATTATCCATTGGAAGTGATGAAGCTAGTTCGTATATTCCCATATTGGGAAAAGAAGGAATTACCGAAGTACTTGGTGATTTAGGTTTTGAAAAAAAAGAAATTAAAAAATTAATAAAAACAATATGAACTTACAAGTATACAAATTTTTAAAAGCATCAGCAGAAGCTGATAAGGCAAAAGCATTAGCTAGTATTAACCTACTAACAAACCATCCAGCAGGTATAGGTGACCATTCAACTAAAGATTATTGGGATAACTGTGATGAAGCATTAAGATTATTAGCATCAGCAGATGAAAGACTAGAAGTACTAGAAAAATATTTTAATAATAAAGGACAAGTAAATGGGTGATTCAATATCTAAGTATTTTGAGAATGTAGGTCATTTTGGTAATAACGCAAAAGAAATAGAAAAAGTTATGAGTGATAGAGAAATTATGAATGCAAAAAATGGAAAATCAACACCTGATTTAAATTCAACACCAGTAGAAATTTTTGAACATGAATATCCAGAATTAGCAGATGAATTTATCCAAATCCAAAAAGAAATGTATGAGATGTTTGCTCGTAAACATATGGATTATGGTTTAAATAATATTGCTTTAGGTGGTGATGTATTAAATAATAAGGATGATAAAAAATTCTCATTAACAGGATTATGTATTAGACTTACAGATAAAATTTCACGTCTTAAAAATTTATTAATTAATGGTCGATCATTTGTTCAAGGTGAAGGTATGGAAGATACATTTATTGATATTGCCAATTATGGAATAATCGGTCTTTTAGTAGGTCGAGATAAATGGAAAAAATAGTTTGGGTAAAAAGAAAGTACCAATTATAGTAAGGGAGATTAGAAATAATCCCCCTTCACCAGTTAATTTTGCAGTTGAGAAAAATATATCTTACTCTCAATTATCAATGTTCACTCAGTGTCCTAAAAAATGGTCTTTACAATATAGAGATGGCCATAAAATTAGTGAACAAAGTATCCATATGACATTTGGAACAGCATTACATGAAGTTTTACAACATTATTTAGATGTAATGTATGAAGTAAGTGGAGCAGAAGCAGATAGAATTGACATTGAAGAATTATTTGAAGATACTTTAAGAAAATGTTATGGTGAAGATTATAAAAAAAATAAAAATCAACATTTTAGTTCTCCAACTGAATTAAGAGAGTTTTTTGAGGATGGTAAAGAAATCTTAAATTTTATTAGAAAAAAACGAAGTTTATATTTTAGTAAAAAAGGAACATATTTAGTTGGTTGTGAGGTACCAATTGTTATGGCGCCTAATTTGCGTCTTAACCGCGTAAAATACATGGGTTATTTAGATGTTGTGTTATACGATGAGGATTTAAAAAAATTCAAAATAATAGACATTAAAACCAGTACTAAAGGTTGGAATAAATGGGCTAAAAAAGATGAAAGTAAACAATTCCAATTAATATTATACAAATATTTCTTTAGTAAACAATATAATATACCTTTAGAAGATATTGATATAGAATTTTTTATTGTTAGACGAAAAGTATATGTAGATGGAGATTACCCACAAAAACGAGTACAACAATTCTACCCAGCTTCTGGTAAAGTAAAATTAAATAAAGCAACAACAAATTTAAATGAGTTTATAAGTAAAGCTTTTAACTTGGATGGGTCATATAAGGATACTATATTTCGAGCAAACCCAAGTAAATGGAATTGTACGTTTTGTCCTTATAAAACAAATACGGAATTATGCGATGCAGTTGGTAAGAATTTATAATCTGCATATATGTATAGACAAATATAAATAAAAATAAAAATTATGGCAAACGCAAAAGACATGACACTAACCAGTGTAAAAGTAAAAGCAGATTTATTTGAAAATTTTAAAATCGAATGTGTAAAACGTAAATTTAGTTTCCAAAAACTAGCAGATCGTTCATTATACTTGTATTTAACAAATGAAGATTTTAGAAAGCAAATTAATTCACAAGTAAAATTAGATCTAGAAGATTAATTAAATTAAAATAGTTATTAAATGAAAGAGGGTTATATTAAAAAAGAAGATAGAAAGAAAATTCTATTATTAACAGATGATATTAGAGTCCACTCAGGAGTTGCTAATGTAGGTAGAGAAATAGTAACACATACATCACATAGATATAATTGGGTACAAATGGCTGGGGCAATTAGGCATCCTGAAAAAGGTAAACCTGTAGATATATCTGAAGGTATTAATAAAGATGCTAATATTAAAGACTCCAGTGTAATATTATTTCCTGTAGATAGTTATGGGGATCCAAAAACATTAAGAGAAATAATTAAAGTTGAAAAACCAGATGCATTATTTTTAATAACTGATCCTCGTTATTTTGAATGGTTATTTCAAATTGAAAATGAAATTAGATCTCAAATTCCAATAGCTTATTTAAATATTTGGGATGATTTACCAGCTCCAATGTATAATAGAGAGTTTTATGATTCATGTGATGCTTTATTTGGTATTTCAAAACAAACTGTTAATATAAATAAATTAGTATTAGGTAAGGAAAAATGTAATAATAAAATTATAAAATATATTCCTCATGGTTTAAATAATAAAACATTTAGACCTTTAGATGATGATGATTCTGGATTAAAAGAAACAAAAGATAAAATTAATAATGGTGTAGATGTAGATTTTACATTATTTTTTAACTCTAGAAACATTAGAAGGAAATGTATACCTGATACTATTTTAGCTTGGAAATTTTTTATGGAAACCTTAACAGAAGAAGAACAAAAGAAATGTAACTTCATACTTCATACAGATCTTTCAAGTGATGCAGGTACAGATCTACCAGCAGTGATCAATTTCTTATTCCCAGATAAAGGTTCAGGTAATTTAATTTTATCATCTCAAAAATTAACAAGAGATCAATTAAATCAATTTTATAATATAGCAGACGGTGTAATATTATTATCTTCAGCTGAAGGTTGGGGATTATCATTAACAGAAGCATTATTAACTGGTACTCCTATTATTGCTAACGTAACTGGAGGCATGCAAGATCAAATGCGTTTTGAAGATAAAGATGGTAATTGGATTGATTTTGATGAAAATGTACCATCTAATCATAGAGGTACTTATAAAAAACATGGTAAATGGGCACTGCCTGTTTATCCAACAAGTTTATCATTAGTAGGTTCACCTAAAACCCCTTATATTTGGGATGATAGATGTACACCTGAAGATGCAGCTAAACAAATTAGGACCTTATATGATATGAGTAAAAAAGAAAGACAAAAAATAGGTAAAGCTGGATATGATTGGGTAACAAGTAAAGAAGCTGGTTTTACTGCTCAAGTTCAGGGTAAAAGAGTAATTGAAGGAATGGATGAGTTGTTTAAAAAATTTAAACCAAGAAAATCATTTAC